TCGTACTGGCGTACTGCACCGCAAGAGCCATCCAGCGCCGACTGGATGAAGTGTGCGGACCTGCAAACTGGCGGAACGAACCCATGACAGTGCATGAGTTGCGAACTGGCCCAATTGCCATGCAGGTTGGCATCTCTATTCGGATCGGTGACGAGTGGGTTACGAAGTGGGATGTTTCCGACCCAACGGATATCGAGCCAGTCAAGGGCGGATTCTCTGGTGCCATGAAACGCGCCGGTGCGCAGTGGGGCATTGGTAGGTATCTCTACCAATTGCAGGAGACGTTCGCGGACGTGTCCGAAGAGTTCCAGAAGGGTTGGGAGAGGGCTCGGCTTCCGAAGGACAACGGAGGCGGAACGATTTACTGGAAGCCGCCAAAGCTCCCGAGCTGGGCTTTGCCAAAAGAGCCTGAACACGAGATCAAGCAGTCTGAACTGGACTCGCTCAAGAAAGCCTGGAAAGCCAAGTTCGCTCCAGACTGTAAAAGCCCTAGTGATCTGCGCGACGGATTCACGCGATTTGTCCATGGTGCCTGTGGTGAGTTTCCAGTCAACGATGTTGGATGCTGGTTGCGAGTTAGCTTCGACAAGTGCATGAAGCTGATCAACGACACGACCGATCCAACTGGTGTGAGTGCTGACGTTCCGTTTGATTCGTAAGGAGACTGAAATGACGCGAATGCAAGAAAAGTTCTTGGATACTTCAGGATTGGATGTATCTGGACTCGAAGCGTGGGGGCGTGATTTGACTTGGTGGCAAAGACAAATCAATTTCTATCTAGGCGATTTGGCGATCGCTGCAAAAGCTCAACTTGGCGAGGACAACTACAGCCAAGTGTTTCCTCACGGCACATCGATTGGTTTGATTCAGCGATGCGAAGCTGTAGCACGAGCATATAAGCCACAGGAGCGCAATCCTGATCCTGCGGCTTCATGGACGATACATATGACCCATGCAAACAAGCCGAACAGGATTGAGTTGGTGGCGGCTGCCGTGGATGCTGGCCGCACTTCCGACGAGGAACGGAAGCTGGCGACGCAGGCCAAGGCCAATCAGGGTAATGACAAGCGGCAACGATGGCTGATCGCGATTGACGTTAACTATCATGTAACGCGCATGTGGGCTTCTGGAGCGGAAACGGAAGCAGCTAAGGAAGTGGCGGGTTGGATCAGGAGGACTGTGGAGCGACTCAAGGAAAAGGGGCTCACTGATTGCGTCTGCTGTTTCGATTCGTCCAATAGTTTCCGTAAGGAACTGACTAAGGAATGGGAGGGCAAGTACAAGGATCGTGCGACGAAAGACCCAGAACTTGGTCAGCAATTGAGGCTGGCTGAGGAAATGCTAGAGGAGTTCTGCTGCGCCAAGCTGGATGGATTCGAGGCAGATGACCTGATGGCGAGCTATGCCAAGCAGTTCGATGGTCGCGTCACGCTGCTGACGGTGGACAAGGACATGCGCCAGTGCCTGTCTCCGAAGTGCAACATGCTCGTGGCTGTGGAATGGGCTGAAGATCCAACGAGCGGCGAAATGCTTCCTGACTACAAGTGGGTGAGTGCTAAGGATCACATCAAAGGCTGCACCTATAACGGCACGGCAGTCACAGGAATCAGCCCAGAGCAATGGACGACGTTCCAGGCTTTGGCTGGTGATAGTTCGGACAACATCGCGGGCGCCGTGGGCATAGGCGCCAAGATCGCTGCTGACCTTGTAAAAGAGTTCGGCACTATCGAGGCGATCATTGCAGCAGCCAAAGACGATGATCCGCGAATCACGCAGAAGAAGCGTGATGCACTGATCGAGTTCGAAAGCAAGCTGGAGATAACTCGCAAGTTAGTGACGTTGCGCACTGATTTACCACTTCCTACCACAACAAAGGTTTAACAAACTATGGACTCCGAAATTTCTGAACGAGCCAAGCGGCTGATGGATCAGGTCATGAAGACATGGAGCCCGCCACGATGGTCTACCCAGACCTCAGTGATGCTCACGATCGCGTACATCATGGGGCGTGAGTTCATGCCGTCCGAACTTACCGAGAACCAGCGGGCGGCAATCGATAGCGGGCTGGTTGTGTTGCAAAACGCCTTAGACAAGCGTGAGGAGACTGACGACGAAGCGCCAACGCTTGAACACTGGCTAGAGCAGTGGGAGTCGGCAATCGAAGCTGGGCAGTCGAGCATCTCACGCGAAGAGGCTGAGAAGCGTTACCGCAAGGCGCATGGACGCGATCACGGACATCCGAACGGGGAAGGGTGATGAACAAACCAACACGCGAAGAGGCTCAACTGCTGAAGTCTCTGGAAGATGACCAACTCCCAAGTCGCCGGCGCGAGTTGGAACTTGAGTTCCACCAGTGGGCAACGAACACCGGCGCGCGTGTCGACGTGTTCAATGTGCTCGGCTGGCTGGAGGAAAAGGGCTTACTGCTCAGCGAGAGCAAGCGGCAAATCCTGGTTGACATGCGCAATGAGTTCCAGCGGCAGGGCTGGACGCAAACAGCGGCAAATCTAGATGAAGTGCTCAAGAGCTAGGCAGCTCTGTGGGGTAGAGAAGTGGTATCTCACTTGGCTCATAACCAAGAGATCGCAAGTTCGAATCTTGCCCCCACAACTTGATGGAACGTTGGAACCGTGGCGAGGCTTGGAGCTAAGTCGCGTGACCAGCCTATTGTGGAGACGTTACTGTGCTAGTGCTTTCGAGGAAGACGAACGAATCTGTTGTTATCAGCGTGCCTGGCTATGAGCCAATCACCATCACCGTAGTAGCAGTAGCCGGCGATAAGGCCAAGTTGGGTTTTGCAGCCGACCGTAGCATCAACATTCATCGCCAAGAGGTTGCGCGAGCCATCGATCGAGATGGCGTTCGAAAGAAGGTGGATTCGCAATGAGTTACGAGAACCCCAACCAAGACACACTTTACGCACAGATCAAGAAAGCCGACCGCATGTTTCGTCGCATCGGTGGCAAGTGGCGATCAAAGAAACTGCGAGCCATACGCAAGCGTGGTGAGCAAGCATACGCGAAGCATTGCAGGCAGACAGCCAAGGCAATCGATCGCGGTTACGTCCCGTTTTGAACTTGTAAGTAACACTTAACAGTTGGAAGAGATGAAATGCAAGTAATCAAGTACGAAGCCCACAATGTCCTGGGCGTGAAGGATGTCAAGTTTGATCTGGCTGGTCGCCACCTGTTCCTGGTCGGAGGAGCAAACGGCCAAGGTAAGACCTCGGCGCTAACTGCTCTGGTCATGGCCCTGGCTGGCAAGTCTGGCATGGCGGACTATCCAGAAATTGCACTTCGCAAGGGTCAGAAGAAGGGCAATGTCACCATTGAACTGAAGGGCGAAGACGCCAGCGAGTCGATTACGGTCGAGTTGTCATTGAAGCAAAAACCATCAGGAGAAGTCATTGAAGAGTTTCGCGTGCTGGACGCAGACGGCAAGAAAACGCAGGAGCCCCGCAAGCTGCTCCAGAAGCTGTTCACGCTGCGGGCGTTCGATCCCCTGGCTTTCGAGCGAATGGCAGCCAAGGAAAAGGCTACGCTCGTTCAGAACATGCTGGGGCTGGATCTGTCGAAGTTCGATAAGGAGTACGCAAAGGTATTCGAGAAACGCACGGAGTTGGCTCGCGATGGGAAGAAGCTGGCTGCTCAGTTCGAAGCAGCCCAGAAGTACGAGGACGTTCCAGCCGAGGAGGTCAAGGTTGTAGAGCTGATGACCGACCTGGAGAAACTGGAAGCAGAGAACAAGTTTCGTGCTGAGATGCAGAAGCTAGCCGACGATCTTGGTGCCGAACAGTTAAAGCTGTCTAAGCATGCTTCCGAATTGACTGAGCAAATTGCAACGCTACAGAGGACTCTCGAAGCAACCAAAGAGAAGGTCAAGGCTGCTGATATTGGTCAAAAAAATGCACTCGCCAAACTCGACAAACTGCCTGACCGCACTTCCGACATCGCCGCCGTCAAGGGGAAGATCGCGAGTGCAGACTATACCAATGCAAAGATTCGAGCTAACCGCGAACTGGATCGCTTGGAGTCCGAAGTCAGTGCTTCTCGGGGTGAATGGCAGAAGTTGACAGATCAACTGGAGAAGATCAAGGAAAAGCGTACAGAGGCGGTAGCCAATGCCAAGTGGCCCATAAAGGGCATGGAGCTAACCGAGGATGGTTTGCTCATGGACGGACTGCCGTTCGAGCAGGCAAGTACCAGCCAACGAATCATGGCCAGCGTGGCGGTCGGTATGTCGCTCAATCCCAAACTGCGGCTGCTCGTGTGCCAGCACGGAAGCGATCTCGACAACGCCACCCTCGACGCGCTGGACGCGGTTGTGAAGGAAAACGGGTTTCAGCTACTGCTGGAGTTGGTTACTCGATCAAAGGAGGATGAGGAGCGTTGTGCGGTGGTCATTGCGGACGGCGCAGTAGTTGGCGCCGCCAAGTCACCAAACACGGATGAGGATGAATAACCATGAGCCTGAAGCCAATTGATGCCGCTACTGCCGAAAAGTGCATTGCGATGATTCGGCAGTTTGATTTCGAGTGGTGGTTCAAAAAACGTAAGGTGGTCGAAGTTCGACGGCTCTGCGAAAAGCAGTTTGGCATGCGCATATCACCGAAAAAGTTTGTTGAGATGCGGGCTGGTGCGTGCGAGTGGTTCAAGGTCCAGAAGCGACCGAGAGAGTCAACAAACATGATGCTCGATGCAAATGAATGGAATAGGCTTCGGCAAGCCGTTAAGTCTCAGTTACACCTGATTCAAGGCCGCACGATAGAGGAAGCGGTTGCCGTGGTGAGCTTGGTCTGTAGATGCAATGCGGCCACCCTGGATGGATTGACGAGCGAGCTTCACGTTTGGAATAAGGCAACCACACAGGATCGTAGGTAGTTAAGATTTGGCTGGTGTCGATCTGGTGTAACCAACAACTGACGGGAAATGAAAATGGCAAAGCAAGAGTTGATCGAGGCAGAATTCAGCTACGAGGACATCGACAAAGATGATGCTGCTCAGCTTCGGTACTGCGAGAAGGAACTTCAAAAGCACAAGGCGATTGTAGCTGGCAGCCTGATGACCATCGGCGAAACGCTTACGATCGCCCACGACCGCCTGGCGAAGTATGGACAGGGTGAGTTTCAGAAATGGATCGAACTGAAGTGCGGATTTTCGAAAAGCACCGCCTACAACTACATGGCCGCGTTCAAGGTTTTCGGCGATTGTCCAACTGTTGGACAAATGGAAGATGGTGCTATGTATGCACTTGCGTCAAAAGAGACCCCGAAAAGCGCCCTAAAGGAGGTACTCAAACTGACGGAAAAAGGGGCGAAGATTACGCAGAGTCAGGCCAAGGCGATCATCAAGAAGCACAAGTCAACTTCCCAGCCTTCGGCGCCCGCATCTTCCCCTGGGTCGTCAGCTCCTGCTCCGTCGCCATCGCCGCCCGCAAAGCCAGAGCCCACCAAAGAGGAGCAGTTGAAAGCGGAACTGAAAAAAGCTCGCTCCTACGCCGAGTATCTTCAGCGAGCGATAGACGATCTGAACCGCATCAAGCGCAATACGGTGATTCATCCGAAGTGCATTAAGGCTTGCGGTGAGATTCTGGAGGGGCTCGACCGATGGTGATCGAACTACCAACGCTCTACGGGCACCAAGACGACATGGTGGGTAGGCTTCGCGCGTCGCTGGCCAAGCATCGGGCATCCATACTCCAAGCGCCGCCAGGCACTGGGAAGACTCGCATAGCCAAGTGGATGCTCGGAACCGCGGCTAATCGTGAGCCTAAGCCAACCCAGTCGGGCAAGAGCCTGTTTGCGGTGCATCGTCGCGGACTCGTTGATAACGCGAGCAACAGCTTCAGTGAATCGCCACGATTGCCGCATGGCATCCTGATGTCAGGCGTTGAGCACAATGCGAGCGAACGAGTGCAGGTGGCATCGATTGATACGCTACTGAGTTGGTTCTGTGAGGGCGGCGAATACACTTGGGACGAAACGTTCGACTTGATCGTGTTCGATGAAGCCCATAGTCATCACTCAAAGTTGCAAACGTTCCTGGTGGCTCACAACCGACGCAGGATGGAGCTTGGTCTAAGCCTGCCGTACGTCATAGGACTTACAGCTACACCCCAGGCGCAAGGGCTAGCCGACTTGTACCAAGAGATCGTTCGTGGTCCAGAAACACAGTGGCTCATAGATCAAGGGTTCCTGAAGCCATACCGCTACTTTCGAGCGACACAGGGGAAGCTAGGGCTGCTGGTGAAACGTGGTGACGAATACACCAGCGATAGCGTGAGCAACGCCATGGAGGGACTGAGCGGCGATCTGGTCAGGGACTGGAAGAAGTTTGCAGATGGACGCGCGACGGTAGGGTTCTTCCCAAGGCGAACGCATGCCCAGGAAGCACAGGAGGCCCTTTCCAATGCGGGTATCAAAGCGGAATACGTGGATGGTGAAACGGACGACGAACGCAGGCAGTTGCTTTACAGGTGGCTTAATGATGGCACCATCGAGTACCTATGCAATGTGGGTGTTGTCGAGCGAGGAACAGACATACCGCGAGTGGGCTGCGTGCAGATGTGCACAGCGGTCGGAAATGTTGTCCGTTGGCTTCAGATGATCGGACGCGGATCTCGGATTCATCCAGAGGTTCCCGATTGCTTAGTGCTCGATCATGGTGGAGGAATCGCTAAGCACGGTTTCTTCGAAGACGTAATACCCTGGACGCTGGACTGGACGCATCGCCCAAGCAAGGACCATGTGGCTAGGCCGAGGATTGAGTGCCCGCGATGTAGTGCAGTTTACCGTGGCGGGAAATGCAGGAACTGTGGCTATGAGCCAAGCAGCGGCGAGCGCAAGTCACAAGGACTGGAGTTCGACGGTTCCGAACTAAAAGAGGTCAAGCGAAAAGAGAGATCGGATTCTGCTCCCAAGAGCTGCGAGGAGATCATGATTTCGGCTCTCTATGCCTGTGGCCGAAGCGGTCGCACTTGGAAACAAGCACTGGCCATTGCTTACTCCAAGGCGAAACAGCAAGGGACGCAGTTCAAGGTTCCCAAGCGATTCGAAGTGGCTGGCAGGGTTTACAAGCCTATTCCGTTTGGAAGTACAGACGCTAGCCGAAGAGTGAGGGACCTATATGACTTCGTCTGAAAGCATATGGATACGTGTCAGTCGCGCCGAGCCGTGCCCGATCTGCGACAGACCTGATTACTGCACACGGACTACCGATGGTACAGCCGTGAAGTGCATGCGAGTTGAGTCAGATGCTCCAGACAAAGGAAAGCTGGGCGGATGGATTCATAAGATGGCCGATCCACTTCCGCCCAAGCCAGAGGCGAAGAAGGTCGAGAAGAAGCCCGACTGGACAGCCGAGTGCAAGAAGATGTTCGAGCACGAGCGGGCTCACGACAAGCGATGTGAAGTGGCCGACTCGCTAAAGGTGTCGGTCGAGGCACTGGAGGCCCTTAGAGTGGGCATTGGCTGGGATGAATGGAACATGCGCGAGTTCTCTTCCTGGCCGTCGCGAGACAACGACGGCCGCTGTATCGGATATGTGCGTCGGTACGCTGACGGTAGCAAGAGAACAAACCTGGGTGGGACAACGGGGATCTTCTACACTCCAACGTGGTATACGCATCCAGGCCCAGTGTTCGTCGTGGAGGGCGGTTCAGATGTGGCAGCATGCGAGACGTACAACCTGAACTCCATAGGCAGAGCCAGCAACACGTACGGCGCCCACTGGATCAAGAAGATGATTAAGCAGTGCTGTCCGCACAAGCTAATCGTGGTAGTCGGCGAGAGGGACCAGAACCTTAGTAGGCGAGGCACGGTTGCCAGTTGTACGGCGAGTTGCCCAGGCTGTGCGTTCTGCTGGCCTGGTTACTTTGGAATGAAGAAGGTGGCTGCCGAGCTGGGAGGCAGGGCGATTGGAGTGATGATGCCAGCACACTCCAAGGATATGCGGTTACTGCTGACTGGCGATAAGTGTTGGCACGAACTACTGGGGGCTTTGTGATGGATGGAGACAATATCAATGATGAGACCGATTCGCCACATTGCTACATGGATCTAGTGAACTCACGAACGGAAACGCACTCTGAACATTCATCGCAGCGAATATTGTCGAAAGAACACGACAAAGTTGGTCTTTCTGGTGAATTTACCTTTGGGGAATTTAGCGGACTGTGGCCTGATACCCGAGCGTTGCCAGGTGGCGACCGCGGTGTCGATTTCACTATCGCACTGTGGTTCACGGTTGACGTTAAAATATACCGCAATCCAGGTAACTTAATTCACGAACAAGGGAAGCCGTTTGCGGACATTTTTGTTTTGGCGAAGTATGACGACGAAACTGGTAAGTCAAAACTCCTCGGATGGGAATGGGGATCAAAACTCAAGGTGGCACCAGTGAGAGATTTCGGTTACGGCGTCATTAACCACTACATACCAACGGACCAGTTAAGAAGCATGAACGAATTAAAGAGCCGACTCGCTAGATAACAACGATTCAATTTGGGTGTGTAACTAACTTTCAAAGGGAAATGAAATGAGTGATGGTACCGAAGTCGCCGAGCAAGAAGAAGATAAAGCCGCAGCAACCAAGCGCAAGACGCTGAGCCTCAGCGAGCGAATCAAGGTTATTGATTATCTCCGCGCACAGGCCGAGCCGATTATAGCTGACTCCAATGCGGCACTTGCTGGCATGGTGAGCACAGCAACGGGCGTCGAGATCAACTGGGCACAGTTGAAGTACATGATCGACGAACTGCCCGACATGAACCTTGGTGCCAAAGTGCATGTGAAGTCAATGCTGACCACAGAAGACCAACTGCAAGCATGCTACGAACGAGACATAGAGTTCTTGGCGAAGGTGCAGCAACTGGAAGCCAAGATTGCCGCACTAACTGACCGTGTTCTTCACTTGGAAGCTAACGCCCAGCCATGAAAACCAAATCAGCACTTTCATGGTTCGGCAGTGACAGCGAAGTTGCTGCCGAGCTGGGCGCGATGCTCGACCACTGCAAGCATGTGACGATCCCGTTTGTGGGCGGTGCATCGATCATACCGTTCCTGAAGGCTCGGGCGATCGTGGCCAACGACCTAAACGAACTGGCTATCAATTTCTATCGTCATGCAAGCGGTGTGATGGGTGCTGATTGCCAACAGCAACTGTTCGAGCGTTGCGAGCGAACGCTTTCGCATCCAGCAGAACTGGATGACGCGCTGTATCGTCTTGCGCATCCCGCGTGGAAAGGCTCTTGGGCTCAAGCATGGGCCTTTTGGGCGCAATGCTGGATCGGTCGCAAGGGCAAGGGCGGTACCAAGAGCCAAGGCGGCATGCCAAGCGTTAGGCGAACAGCCAACGGTGGCACAAACGCAACTCGTATTCGTGCGGCTGCTGACGATCTGCCTGAGTGGGCAAAGCACTTCGAGCGTTGCGAATGGGAGTCGATCGACTTTCGCGAGTTGATTCCAAAAGTTGTGGACGATCCGACCTGTGGAGTCTACTGCGATGCCCCGTGGGTTGACGCTGGCAAGCTATACCTACACACGTTTACGCTCGACGATCATGCTGTTCTTGCTGAACTGCTGGGGCGATTCGAGCACACCACCGTTGTCGTTCGATACGGTGACCACCCTTTCATCCGCGAACTGTATCAGGGATGGAACATAATCGAGGCCAGCAGTCGCGATCAATGCAACGCGGTCAAAGGTGAGTTGTGGATAACCAACAGGAAGGCATCCTAACATGGCCAAGAAGAAGGCTAAGCGGGTTGGCGGCGTAACTGCTCGGGGAGTTCCATGCCCTCGCAACGCAGGCACCATGACCGAATCAGAATACTGGAGTAAGGTACGAAACACTCTTAGGAAGGCGTTCGCTTACTGGAAGCCTGCCCAGGAATCGTTCAAGCAGGCTGAATGCGGTACTCAGTTGAATCCCAAGACTGGGAAGCAGAAGAAGATCTACCGATGCGCCATCTGTGGCAGCACAGGCATGCGAGAGGAGATGCAGATTGATCACATTGAGCCATGCGGTTCACTGCGATCGAATGAGGACATGGTTCAATTCCTGGAACGACTGACTTGTGAAGACAGCTCTAAGTTCCAGCTACTTCATAAAGCATGCCACCAGGCAAAGACCAACGATAGCAGAAAGCGAGGGCAATCATGACTGATACGCGGTTTTGGCTCGTGTCCAAGTTGCAGTTGCAGTTTCTGGCTACATGCGAAATTCGACAACAAGACTTGGTGTCGGTTTCGTTCGGCATAAACTCGGGTGGGCATTGCCTGCTTACGGTGAATGGTTTTATTCAACTGGGAAAGAGATTCGGAATAACCCAGGTGACACACTTTCGTGGAGTGCCAGGCCAACCGCGATTCTGCCACGAGGGCTTGGAGTTTACTTGCGTCTGCACTGACGACGAGATGGAAATGGTGGCCAAACAGTTTCGACTACTGGAAGCTAGCTTCTAACAGGTGCACTATGTCGGACGAAGAACCAGATTCGAAAGATTCACTATACGCAGGTTTCTGCGCCTGCTTACTGGCCGTGCTGGTATGGATGCTGGTGATGGGAATCCTCATAGCCGTTTTATCGGGACTAAGCAATTGAGACAGAAGAGTACAACACGCAGGAAACGAGAGTTGGAAGCTAAGCCTTTCCGAGATGCTCTCATCGCACAGGCTGGCCAATGCGAGAACTGTGGATGCTCGCCGAGCAATAGACAGGGGCGCATGGCTGAGCAGGTCAGTTTGGCCGTTCACGAGATCGCTTCTGGACCAGACCGCCAGAAGGCCCTAGATAAGCCATATGCCGTCCTGGTGCTCTGCTGGGAGTGCAATGGTGGCCCATTCCAAAATCGAGGAGAGTGGCCAGAATCGAGGCAATTGGCACTGCTAGCCAGGTGCCGACCAAAGGACTTCGATCTTACGGCCTACCTGGAGCTGACTTCCCCGCGCGCCATGCGGCGGATCGAGATCGAGGAAGTGATTGCCTGGATGGACGAGGACTACCTGACCAAGGTAGACATTGCGAAACGCATGCAAGTCGACAAGCGCAGCGTCAATAACTGGATTTCCGAGGGGCAACTAAAAGCTATTGATTGTCGAACGGTCGGCGCTTCAAAGCCGCTTTACAGAGTGGCCTGGAGCGCCTATCTGGCGTTTTGCAAATCCAGGAGCGTATAGAGCCCGACTTGCAAAGGCGCGTGCAATCCCCTATTCTGGCGAGAGTCAATCTTATTCAACCCAGACTTTAGTGAGGGCAAGCAAATGTCGGAAACAGATCCTGTGGAAGCGTTCACTCTCGAACTTCCAATGAGTGCTGAGGCGGTTCCAGGCGTTGTGAGCAACGTTTGGGACATCATGGGCCGCGTCTAC